AATGGTAAGAAGACCATTTATACCAAAGCAGTTCTTAAGCATCGTTGGTGTCCAGGTGGCAACGATGGTTGGGGTCGTATTTTTGATTGATAACTAAGGAGAACTAAAATGGCAAGAGTTGATTTACACAATTTCTTTCAGTTCTATGATGAAAGAAATCCTAACCATGTTAAAGCAGTACAATGGTTAGAAGATAACCTACCAGTTAAGTTTCTGGAGGATAATGTAGATTGGGCAGAGATTTATCGCGGAAAAAAGACTAGTGCTGCACCAGCAACCTCAGCTGCTGCAGCACCTGCTCCTGTGACAAGTGGTGGCGAAGTTCCTATGATGGGTATTAAACTTATCAAGGAGTTTGAAGGGTGTCATCTCAAGGCATATCCCGATCCTCTTACAGGTAATCTTCCAATCACAATTGGTTGGGGTTCCACCCGCAAGAAGGATGGATCACCATTTAAAATGGGTGATACAATCACTCAACAAGAAGCAGATGAGTTACTGATTAGTCAGTGTAAGAATCAGTTTATTCCAGCATTGCAAAAAATTCCACATTGGGGTGAAATGACAGATGGACAAAGAGGCGCTTTGCTCAGCTTTGCTTATAATCTCGGCGCTGGTTTCTACGGTGGCGATAACTTTAATACTATTACTAAACGCCTGAAGAATAAGGAGTGGGACCTAGTTCCTGATGCTTTATTCCTCTATCGCAATCCTGGATCTAATGTAGAAGCAGGTTTAGCACGTAGAAGAAAGGCAGAGGGTGAAGCCTGGAAGAAGGGATAAATAGTTACAATCGTAACTGATATTGCTTTTCTGGTCTGATCCTACATAAACAGTCATCCGTGACTAGGTGAATACGTTACTTCTAAAACATACTTCGGTCTGTTTTGTTAGTCCTCACTTAGTCACGGATTTTCTATGTCTTACACTACTAAGGCGCTCGCTGCAGCGTCTGTGCTCTTACTTGGAGTGCCAACAGCAGCATTAGCTCACACCAACTCGTTGGGATACGTTGGTGGAGGCAACGGAACAGTCACATTCTGGTATGGTTCTTGGCACGCTGGAACCACCTTTACTGAAGGTTCAATGACTCTTCAAGGTGTCAACGGAAACACATTCGCACCTACCACAGTCAACTGGACTCTTTTACAAAATACAGAACCAACAGGATTAATCCCTGGCACAAACTACTTCATGTCTGATGGAGTAAATCTAATTCCTTATGGAGATCCTTCTGCTCTTTATGGTTCAACTCAAAGTTTTACTTGGCAGGGTGTTACTTTTACCAACTTAGGTGCTGGTGATTATCAGTTTACCTACAATCCTATTGCACAACCAACGATGGATTGGGATCCATCTTCACAAGTTATTCGTACAGGAACCGTAACTTTATCTGCTGGTCTTCTATCTGGTGATGCTGATGGAGATGGTGTCAATGATGCTACAGGACAACCTGTAACACCACCCACTCCTCCAACACCTACAGTTGTGTCAACCGCTGCTGGCGCTAATATTGTTACTACATCAACCAGTAATGGAACAAGAACGGTAACTAATAATCCTCATCGTCATGTAATGGGTGTTGATGCAAACGGTAATCAAACTGAAACTCACTATACTGATACTGAAGTTATTACTATTCCTACTGTTACAACCACTACTACAACAACTCCAACGACAGTTGATACTTATAGTGATGGAAGCACCGTAACAACCAACGGCACTCCAACCACCACAACATCAACCGCAGATGCAGGTTCTGGTACATCTGTTGTTACACAGGCAACAGTTCCTGATTGGGTCAAGACCAGAACATATGATGTTCAAAGAACCGCATATGCTCCTTCTGGTGCTGCCCCTACTGTAACTCAGACTCATCGTTTTGATGCGACTGAGAACGGTGCTAAACAGAAGGTTAATCATCACACAACAACAGGAGTTACAACACCAACAGTTAGAACTGTAACTACAACTGCTGTATATACAAAGGTCTATACTAACGGTGCTCCTACTGTTGTTACGACTGATCCTTCAGTTATTACCTATGAGACCAGCACTTCATATGCAGAGTATTATGCTTCCAGAGATTACTTTGGTCGTATTGATCAACTAGAAGTAATGGACAAAGTAAGTGATGGTATCAATGGTCTTCTTAATCATGAACCATCCAGAACAAAACAGAAGTTTAGAGTATTTGAAAACAACAGATTCGTTCAGTCTTATAATGCTGATGGATACTCTGCTGATTCCAAGATCTTTGGTGGTGGATTTGAACTAGATCTATCAAAGGGATGGACTGTTGGAGCCCAGTATAATCAAGTCAACGTAAATCTTGATGGTGTAGATTCAAAGACACGTCAGAAGAAAGATCACGTTGGTATCTTCAATACTTTTCATGGCAATACTCTTTCATTGAATACTAATGCTGCTATTGCAATGAACAAGTACAACTACACCCGAACAGTTGAAGGTGTATTTGATAATGCTGGTGAAACACAAGGACAAGAATGGTGGGTAACCAATAGACTATATCTTCATGCGACTAAGTGGTTGAAACCATTTGTAGGACATACTGTAAAGAATGTCCAGAGAGATGCGTATGTTGAAACTGGTGACATCAGATCAGCACGAGCAGTTGAAGAAGTCAATCAAACAACTCACGTTGGCGAAGCTGGTCTTAAAGTAGAGACACGTTTCGGTGGCAAGAAAAAGAATCTATTTGGCGTAAGTGTTGAAGGTGCATATGGCACTGACAATTCATATGGTGCGACTGCTTCCATTGATTACAATGAGTTTTTGTTTGTTGAAGGATCTCATGCTGTCTCTGATGGTGTAACAACCAATTCAGTAGCTGGTAAGATCAAGTTCAGATTCTAAAAACCTAAATAACAAGGGTCATCATTACATATAGACCAATGGAAAACAAAAAGGAAAAATGTATGGGACAGATTATTCGTATTGCCATTTTGAGTTGGTCTGCTGCTCTTCTTACTGCCAGTTATGCTGGTGCTCTATCTAAGATGGATCCCACCTTCATTGCTACTGTCTTCACAGCATCTGCTGCTACCTTTGGTATCAATACAATGAAGAAAGGTGGTGATGAAGATGAAAAGAAAGAAGAACCACGTAGAGAAGAAGTTGTAGAAGCCCCCCCAGAACTACCTGCTCCCGAAGCAGAAGCACCAGCAGCATCTCTTGAGGAAAGAGTTGAAGCTTTAGAGGAAGGTTTTGTACAACCACGTACAGGCGGTTCCTGATGTACATAGCAAAGAAAGAAGGTTTTGCTGGCACTTGGGATTACTTTCAGGATAATATAAATGATAGTCCTAAATGGACTAAAGACAGAGAAAAAGCAAAAACTTTTTCTTCAAAGGATGATGCTTTGTATCATTCTAATGTCTCTAATTTATATGAAATTTATTTGGAAGAAATCTGAATACTTGACACCAGCCTAAATATCTGATATTATGCAAAGACCCACCCCTAAAAAGGTGGGTCTCACATTATGAGAAGGTGAAGTGACAATTAGAGCCCAGGAGATTGCCCCCAGAGATGGGGGAAGTGCGCTTTCTCTATTGGGATGTAGAGTTCAATTACTTTTAATGCCAAACACTTTTACACATGTAGCCCTGCCTCTCCTGGCATCGGTTACAACCACAACGGCAACGATGCCATTGTTTCCACCTCCACCAGTCCAGGGTCCACCCCCATTTGCTATTATCAAGGAGTTTGAAACAAAGACAGCGACCAAAGCGGTTGCTCCCGAAAAACCTAAAGAGACAAGGTTAATTTGTAAAGGGTGTTCTGACAACGAGAACATTGCTCTCAAATATTTCCAGGACGCTGGAATTAAAGACAGAAACGCCCTAGCTACCATTCTAGGGAACATCAAGCAGGAATCTATGTTCGTGCCTAATGTTTGTGAAGGTGGTAGTAGGACCAGTTACCATAGTTGCTATGGTGGGTATGGACTGATCCAATGGACATCTGCCAACAGATACTATGGATTGGGTGACTTTGCTAAGAGGTTTGGTGGTAATCCATCAAGCATCTATACGCAACTTCGTTATCTAACCAATGAAGTTCAATGGAAAGATATTGAAACCAGGATGAAGACACCTGGCAAAAGTATCAATCGCTATATGAACTATGCGTATGATTGGATCGGGTGGGGCATTCATGGTGCTCGTACCTCATATGCTCATGAGTATGCCTCAAAGCTGATCTCGGTAGAAGTTTGACAAACTGAATAAATAGGGGGTGCTGATCACACCCCCTTACACCATGTTTAATTTCCAAGTAGGAAAGAAGAAGGTAAGCACAAAAGACATGATGATCGTGTCTGGAGTTCTTGCTTTTGTTGTATCTGGACTAGCTAGTTGTGTAGCGATGCCAGAAGAAAAGATCTGGTGTGTAGTAGATCAAGTCACACGTCCGCTAAATATTCAGGTATTAGAGGATGTGAAATTAAAGATTGATGAGATCATAACTTGTAGAGCACAGAAAGCAGTTGGGGATGCTATTGACAAAGTAACCCCAGAGTATGATAGAATAATTGAAGAAGCAAACAAGAAGTATAGACCTCGTTATGTTGAAGAACCAAATGACGAAAAAGTATGCTATACTACAGAGTGTAAGTCACTCGCTCCACCCATGAGGATCTGCGCCCCATGGGTTGACGATTGCCCAAAAACCTGATACAATACACTCATGTTTCGGTAGCTCAGTTGGATAGAGCATCTGCCTTCTAAGCAGTTGGTCACAGGTTCAAGTCCTGTCCGAAACGCCTCGTCGCTGTGGCGGAATTGGTAGACGCGCTGGGTTTAGGTTCC